GGAGCACACATATTTTTCTTTTTTAAGGAGTGGATGGATGCTAGTGATTTTCGTGATAAAGCTGCGGAGATTGCTGCTGGATTGGGTCATGGTCGTTGCGAGATTTTCCCAAAACAGGAGCAAGTTCTGGTCGAAAGGGGGGATGTTGGTAATTTTATCAATCTTCCTTATTTTGATCATGCTAAAACCCTCAGATACGCGGTCATTCAAAAGAAAGATGGTTATATTGAGGCTACGCTTGAGGAATTTATTGAAGAAATAAAAAAGCAAACATGTCTACCAAAACAGTTTATGAATATAAATGTTGGTGGGCCAGCTAATTTATTTCCAGGATTTGTGCCATGTCTTCGTGCTTTATTAAGTATCGGAGTGCATGAAGGTGGTAGAAATAAAGCTGCTTTTCAGTTAGGTGTTTTTTTACAGAAGTCTCGACCTAATGATTGGAAGTCGCAGATGGAAGAGTTGAATGTAAAACATTTTACTCCAGCTTTACCTGCTTCTGAAATAGTTACGATTCAAAACACACTGGAGAAGAAAGAGTATCAATATACATGTAAAGAAGAACCTATGGCTTCTCATTGTAATCAAGGGGTCTGTCGTGGATTAAAGCATGGTATTGGTACATCTTCAATGCCAGCGATTAGTGGCTTGTCCGTCATTTTATCAGAGCCTCGTTTGTGGTTCTTGGATATAGATGGTAGACGATTAGAACTCACAACAGAAGAGCTACAGACACCAAGATTATTTCAAAGAGCGTGTATGGAGCAGTTAAATTTTATGCCACCAAAGATGAAAGACACTGATTGGGAAGGACAAGTCAACGGTCTTCTTGAAAATTGTAATGAAATAAGTGTGCCAGAAGAACTTACATACAAAGGTCAGTTCATGTCGTTATTAGAATTATACTGCACTGGAAGAGTTCAAGCACAAAGTTTTGAAGAGGTAGTGTTGGGCAAACCTTTTACAGAGGTAGAAGAATCTAAAACATATTTTAGATTAGAATCTCTTATGGATTTTTTGAGAGGAAGAAAGTTTGATAATTATACAAGAGCACAAGTGCAAGAGAGAATAAAAGAAATAAATAATGGAGATAGTTCTGTCATTAAAAACTTTCAAACATCACAAGGTAAATGGAAGTCTGTTAGAGTTTGGTGGATACCAGAGTTTGGAGCAGAAGTACAGATAAAACCAATAGAGATAAAACAAGAGGAGTCACCATTCTAATGAATGAAACAACGATATTTGGGCCTCCTGGAACGGGGAAAACAACAACATTAATTAATATAGTCAAGGATAGAATGTCTGCTGGAACGGCTCCAGATAAGATAGGATTCTTTTCTTTTAGTAGAAAAGCAGCTACAGAAGCTAGAGATCGTGCTTGGCTTGACTTACAATTAGATAATAAAAGTTTACAGTATTTTAGAACTTTACACAGTTTAGCCTTTCAATGGCTTGGTTTAAATACAAGAGATGTGTTCAGAGGATCTGATTATAACGAGCTAGGTAAGATCGTAGGTATAGATTTTAGATCATCACAAACATTAAATATAGAGGACGGTCCTTTGTTTTCTATCGGTGCAGGTGGAGATAAATATATGTCTATCATTCAAATGGCAAGAGTTAAACAAGTGCCAGTCATGGATGAGTTTAAACAAAACTGGGATACGCCAGAGGAGTGGAGTTCAAAACTACAAGTGCAACAACTAGAGTTGTTGAATGATGCTTATGTGAAATACAAAAGAGCAAAAGGTAAATTAGATTTTATCGATATGATAGAACGATTTATTAGGGAAGGCACATCACCAAAGTTTGATTTATTAATTATAGATGAAGCACAAGATCTTGTGCCTCTGCAATGGAGAATGGTCAAGGAAGTATTAGTTCCTAATTCAAAAGAAGTTTTCTATGCTGGTGATGATGATCAAGCGATCTATGGTTGGATGGGTGTAGATGTAAAAAGATTTTTAGGAGCCAGTCCAAATAAAAGAGTTCTTAAAAAATCTTTTCGTGTACCAATTGAAATACATAAAATGGCAGACTTACTTATAAGAAAAGTTAAAATCAGAGAAGATAAAAAATGGCAACCCCAAAACCACAATGGATTTGTTTCTTGGTATCGTGATATACTTGATGTAGACTTAACAAGTGGCGAATGGTTAATACTTGCAAGAACAAATTATTTAGTAAACAAAGTATGTTTACGTTTGAAAGAAGATGGACATCTTTTCTGGAGAGAAGGCACTGGTTGGTCTATATCACCAAATGTTTTGAATGCAATAGAGGTATGGCTTAAACTATGCAAAGGGGAAGAATTGACAGCAGAAGAGTTACTCCCATTTTCAAAACTAATACATCCAGATCTTATTACAAAGGCGGGCAGAAAACTTCTAGCCTCTTTAGAATCAGATCAAAACTATACTCTTCAAGATATTATAAACAACTGCAATCTAAAAGCGACATCAGAAACACCTTGGCAGAAAGTTCTGAAAGTATCGGAACAAGAGGTGGCTTACATAGTATCTGTCAGAAAGAGAGGGGAGAGGATACTAACGAAAGCTCCGAGGATCCGTGTATCGACAATACACAAAGCCAAAGGTGGAGAGGCGGATAACGTAGCTCTATTGTTAGACTCAACGAGAGCTTGTACAGAACAATGGGATCAAGACCCAGAATATAGAGTTTTTTATGTGGGGATGACTCGTGCAAAGAAAACACTACATTTAATAGAATCACAACAACAATACGGATTTGAATTATGAAAAAGAACAGAGAATATTTTTTAAAAGAAACAGAAAAATTAATTAATGGGCCAAGAGCAAAAGATTATGGGCCGGTAAAAAAGAATCATCAAAGGATAGCTGACATATGGTCAATTTTATTAGAAAAAAAATTAAAAGAGCCTATAACTCCAGAGGAAGCAGTGGCTTGTATGATAGGCGTAAAAGTGGCAAGATTAGCTGAAGATATTAACAAAGACGACAGTTGGGTAGATATTATAGGATATGCTGCACTGGGAGGCGAAATAATAAATGACAAATGAGCAATATCATTTGCTAGAACAAGACATAAGAGATATCTCTTGGGGTAATGCTGACTCTGATTGGACACCTCCACAGACTATTCCAGACTTGTCACAGTATGATACCATAGCGATAGATTTAGAAACTAAAGACTCGAATCTGTTAAAGCTTGGGCCTGGATGGTGTAGAAAAGATGGACACATTATAGGCATAGCCGTGGCGGCGGGAGATAGCTCTTGGTATTTTCCAATAGCACACACTGTTGGAAATATGCCTAAAAGACCAGTGCTTGGTTGGTTAAAAGATTTATGTTCTGATACTACAAAAACATTTGTGTTTCACAACGCTCTGTATGACTTAGGGTGGTTACGATCTGTGGATATAGAGGTTAAGGGTAAAATTAGGGACACAATGATAGCAGCTCCAATATTAGACGAGAACAGAAGATACTATAATTTAAACTCTGTTGCTGGAGATTATTTAAAAATATATAAAGATGAAAAGATGTTGAAAGGTGCGGCAGAAGAGTTTGGTGTAGATCCAAAATCTGAAATGTGGAGATTACCACCTCGATATGTTGGTGCGTATGCAGAACAAGACGCTTCGATAACTTTAAAACTTTGGAACATTTTGCAAGATAGAATTGTTTCTGAAGAGTGTACCAGTATATTTAATTTAGAGACACAGTTGACTCCAGTATTGTTAGACATGAAAACAAAAGGTGTCCGTGTAGATTTAGATAAGGCTCAACAAGTAAAACAATATCTAACAAAATTAGAAAAAGATTTACTTGATGAGATAGCCTCTGAAACAAAAGTTACGATGGAACCTTGGGTCGCCACATCTGTAGCAAAGGTCTTTGATGCTATGGGACTTTCTTATTCTCGCACAGAAAAGTCCGGGTCTCCCGCGTTTACAAAACAATTTCTTGCTAACCATTCTCATCCAGTTGCAAAAAAGATTATAAAGATTCGAGAGATAAATAAAGCAAACACTACTTTTGTTGATACTATTCTTGAACACTCTCATAATGGTCGTATACATTGTGACTTTCATCCTCTTCGTACTGACGGAGGCGGCACAGTAACGGGCCGCTTCAGTTCTAGCAATCCCAATTTACAACAGATTCCTGCTAGAGATCCAGAGATAAAAAAATTAATCCGTGGTTTGTTTATTCCAGAGGAAGATCACAAATGGGGTTCTTTTGATTATGCCTCACAAGAACCAAGATGGCTAGTGCATTATTGTGCCACCTTGACAGGTATAGATAGACATCCACAAATTGATGATGTTGTAAAGTTGTATCAAGAGGGTCAAGCTGACTTTCATCAAATCGTTGCAGACATTGCTGGTATACCTAGAAAACAAGCGAAGACAGTTAATCTTGGTTTGATGTATGGTATGGGTAAAGGTAAGTTGGCAAACATTCTCGATTTATCTGTCGAAGAGGCAACAAGTCTATTAGATAAATATAATGATAAAGTTCCTTTTCTAAAATCAGTTTCAGAAAAAGCTATGAGACGAGCAGCAGATAGTGGAGTAATTAGAACTTGGTTAGGTCGTAAATGTAGATTTAATATGTACGAACCTATTTCATATCAATACAATAAAGCACTTCCAATGAAAGAGGCTATAGCGGAATATGGTGGTAAAGGCAGAATAAGAAGAGCATTTACATACAAGGCATTGAATAGACTGATTCAAGGGTCGAGTGCCGACCAAACTAAGAAAGCTATGGTTGATTGTTACAAAGAAGGATTGTGTCCAATGTTAACTGTACATGATGAACTTTGTTTTAGTATATCAAATCAAGATGATTCAGATAAAATAAAAGACATTATGTCTAATTGTATACCAGATCTTAAGATTCCCTTTGAAGTTGACGCTGAAATGGGTCAAAACTGGGGTGAAGTTGGATAGTGGCGATTATAAAAGCATACAAAAGAAAACGTATTTTTAGGTGTAATCATACTAGAGGAGATTGTTTCGCCTCTCTGTGAGCGTCTGAGAGCCTAATTTTTTTTATCTTCGTCTTTTGTTTTCCAAAAATACTCGTCAGTATCCCCTAATCTAAACTTCTGTCCATTTTCTACTTGATAGATTTCTGTGCTAACTTTAAAGTCTGGTTGAAGAGGTTGATCTGGTGTAAGAGAGTTGTCGTATACTCTCATTCTATTGTTTGGATACAAACAAAACTGACCGTTTTCTAATTCTATGATGTTATGTGACTTATGCTCTGCTGGTTTTTCACTTGTAGAAAAATCAATTGAATCTACATTCTCGTGATAGTTATCTAATGTTGCCACATAACTACCTTTTAGTATTCCATGATCTCTCGTATACACTTCAAAATCCATAGATCCTATAAATTGTTTAGAAACAGAAACCACGCCATAGTCCATGCAGTTCCAAAACTGAAGATTATAAAGATCCATATCTGGAGTAGGGACAACTGGGTCAGAAACGAATGCAGAAATAGGTAGCTTATCGTAAAGAGCACCATAATTAGGAAGGTAAGTTTCGAAATAAAACGCTCTACCTGGAATCGACTTTGCTGTGACCCAAATACCTTTAACAAACTCTCCATGTCCGTCAACATGATCTCTTAAATATTCTTTTCTAACCCATACATCAATTGATGGGAGATTGCAAATTAGTGTAGCCATTAATTTAACATATGTTTTGGAATTATTTCTAGATTAACTATGGGTTCTGTTTCTTTGTGGTCAATATAATTACCATTCCATTCAAAGTTTCTTGTCACAACTTCTCTAATAATAACACCGTCAACAATTTTAATTGTTATAAATTCTTGTTTAATGACCATATCACCATGATCTGCATCTAAGTGATCTTTTAGCGGCCCAGGTTTTATCATGCAATCAATCCTTTTCTGTAGCCATTTGTTCTGTCATAAGTAAGCACGTCTTTTCTGTTTTCGCCATTGTTATTGTACGAGACATGAACCCAACCAGAACTTGGATCTCCAGTGTAGCACTCTAAGATCAATTGATCAAAATCTAGAGTGTCTTGTATATATTTAGCAATTTTTAAATTATCGACACCTGGTATTTCTATATCAGCCGCTTGACCTTTTGCATGTTGACTAGTGGATTTTGATCCAATCGCTTCACATAAATCCACACTGCGATACCCAGAATTAATAACCATAGGTTTTTGAAAATGATATCGTACTTCTTCTAAAACAGCGTGACACAACTGTTCCATAGCTTCGATATGGTGATCCTCTGGTGTATTGTCAATACCTTTTCGTTCTGCTGTTTGCGATTTTGTAAACTCTGTTAAACTAAAATTTGCTGAAAGTTTCATCCAGTTCTCCTTGCTATTTCCATGTTCTTTAATATTTGTTCTGGGTTGCCACCTAGAAATTCTGCTATTTGTCTGTTCTCTGGTGAAGGGTTGAGAAGTTGATTTGTAACCGTTGCTACATTTATATTTGGATCTTCTGTGGTCCTTCTTGTTGTCTGTTCTGGTAGTTTTTGAGTTTCGTTTAACGGATTAACTTTAAAATTAGGATTTGATTTAGTGTTTGTTAGACTTAAAAAATCATTTACAGTTGGTGGTGAAACCTCTTTTTTAGGTTCTGGAGTCAATCTCATTCCAAATCTTTTTCTGTATAATCTCATGATAGTAGAGTAAGGAACTTTAATTCCTTTTCTAATAGCAGCACCCAATCTTTCTTTACTTGGTAAATACGGTATGTATTTATCTGCTCTCAAAGAAAATATTTCTTTTTTTCCTATACCAGCTTTCTCTCTTAATATTCTAGCAATCTTATTATTAGTAAAACCTAATTGTTTTAAACTATCATAATTTAATTTCATTTCTCTAAATGCCTTGAGCCTAGCGTCATCTGCTCTTAGATATGCTTCTAACATCTGTTCTTTTGATGGGTCTTCTAATCGTAAAGCATCAGTAAATAATGTGGCTGCCTCTGATCTAAGTCCTTTAAACTCTTGAGCTTTAAACTCTGCAATTTTGTCTCTATCTATAACTTGAGATTGTAATCCAGTAAAAGCTCTAAATAATTCACCATATCTTGTGTACTCTCTTCCAGTAGTAGGCTCCTCTGCTTTTACATTAAATCCTAAAAACTCTCCACCCTCTGGAAAGAGAAGACCTCTTGCAGTTCTGCCAAGTTCTGGAGACTTAACTGGTTGTCCTCTGGTAATACCAAGGTCTGCACCAGTTGGAACTCTGATCGGAATAATGTTTGGTTTAAGAGTGTCAAGAAGATGTATTATACTTTTTTCTATGGACAACCCTAAACCATCACCTTCTTTGTAAACTTTAGCACCAGAACGAGTTCGTCCTCCTCTTCCAACTCCAAGTCCTAAAGCACTTTCTTTTGGTAACACATCAAGGGCCGCATCATAAATCATAGATACTTCAAAGAAAGGACTAAAAAATTCAGCTAGAGAATCAAATGCCGCTCCTCTAATGTTAGCAAAATCAGATTTTTGTAATCTTGATCCCTCTCGTAACGATCTAAAAACTGTGTGGAAGGGTTTAGATAACATGTCCCAAGGGTTCGTGTAACTAAAATCTATAACTTCTGGATTACCTTTTTCATCCTTACCTACTGGTATCAACACAGAGTTTCTTTGCCAAGGTGCAGATAATCTATTGATTGCATCGACTTCCTCGTCTGAAGTTCCAGTCATCATTTGACCAAATCTTTGTAGTCCATCTCCCAACGCACTAAATGTGAACAAAGAATTAGTTAATCTCCTTGCTCCTATCTCTCTTATTGCAGCACTATCACTAGCAAGTTCTTTCATAGCAACATCTAATGTGTTAAATCCAGTTCTTAAAATTTCTGCAGGAAAAGCAATAAAGTTACCAAGAGGTAATCCTCTTAATCCTTTTATAATATCTGGTACAAGTTCGTAGTTTGGAACTAAGTTACGAATATTATCTGCTGTAAACTGTTTAAATGCTTCATCAAGCTCATCCCCAACTGCATCTGGTTTAGCTCCTATATAACGACCAAACTCTTTGTCTGCATCTCTTACCGCACCTGCGATTAAACTATTTTGTTGCTCTTTATTTAGATCATCAAATGTTCTACCTTGTGTTCCTATTGGTTGTTTTTTTACTTTTGTTATTGCAGCCGACTGCATCTTTCTTCTAGCGTTTCTAAACTTCTGAAGCTCAAATAAGTAGTTGTATATCTTCCAAACATCATCACCACCTCTATACAAATCTTCTGCAAAACCAAGAGGCCCTCTAAAAAACTGTCCAAGCTTACTTCTTTTTTCTGCATCAAAAGTAGGATCTGAT